TTATGTTTGAAGGTGGTAGTGTCACAGATAAAGGAACAAGAGGTGTAGTAGAATCTGTTGGCGGTAGAGCTTATCCAGAAGGTTCGTATCAAATACTAAGAGAATTTACAAAAAATAATTTAGATATGGATTATGCAGATTTAGAACCTTTTGAGAAAAGAATTATAAGAACATTATTAGAACCTCAATTAACTCCATTACAAATGGAACGTATTGAACAAGGTGATAATACTGCAGGATATTGGGCAGCTGTAGAAGATTTAGATGCTATACGATTTGCACAAGAAGAATCTATATTACTTAAATACCAACAAAGGACAGGTAAATATGCAGAAGGTGGTATCTCTGCATTAAGACAAGATTTTTATGCTATACAAGAAAATTATGCTCAACATAAAGCATTGTTAAATCAACAATATGATATGTTTCAAGATGATGTAGAGTATGATGAGGATTCTTCAGAACAATTTGTAATGTCTCAATGGTATGCATTATATGAAAAAGCAACTGATCCTCAAACAGGATTATTAAACTACGATAAATTACAAGCATTACAAGGTAAATTTTGGAATGAAACATTACCTAATGGAGATTCATATAGAAATTATTTTGCTTATATACGTAGAAATATTTCTAGCACAATACATCCAGAAGAGTTCGCAAGAGTTTTAAGTCCAGAAACTGTACAAACTATGAATTTATCAGCTGAAGCACGAATAGATTTATTAAATAGTAGACCCGGTTGGGCACAAGCATTTGACAAATACGGATATAAATTAGAAGATTTCTCTATATGGAAATAAAAATAATATAATCTGGAGTTATTATATGGTTACAGAAAATACAAATGACAGTCCAAATTTTAGTAATTTTGAAAATATAGAAACTACTGAAGTTACAGAAACTGTAGAAGAAGCTGCCCCTGTAGAACAGAATGCACCAGCACCTGCAGATGATAGTCCTGCACCTACTGCTGATGCCACTACTACACCACAGGTTACGCCAACTCCTACAATTCCTAATACTGATGTTGCTCAAGTGGAACAACAGCTTGCTGAAATGCGAAAAGAACAAGCTAAAATGGAACACGAGAGACAAATTCGGAATCTTGAACAAGAAGCCTTAGACATGGAGAGAAAGTTAATTGATGAAGGCCAAGCTCCGGCAGAAGCTAGAAATCAAACAATGACTCATCTTCAAGGTAAGGTTCAAAAGATAGAAACTGAAGCAAAACAAAAGCAGCAAATAGAAGTTGCTCAAGCCAAAAGGAATGCCTCTGTACATTTTGCAAAAAAGTATAGTTTAGGTATAGATGATCTCACAGAATTAGAAAGGGCTAATAACCCTGACGAGATGGAAGCTATAGCTAAAACAAAATCTACTATTGCAAAACAACAAAGAGAAATAGAGGAATTAAAAAAAGCTCAGGCTCAACCCCAGAGTTTTGATAGTAATTCTCCTACTGCTACTGCTGGTACAAACCCTAACCAGAAATGGATAGATGCGTATCAAGCAGGAGATCGTTCCCCTGAAGCAACTGCTGCTGTAAGAAAACTATTACAATAAATAATCAGGAGGGCTATCATGGCTCAAACAGCAACAACTGGGAATTTAGATAGTGCCCAGAAAATAATAATAAATACTTCTAGATATACAGAAGAACATAATGCACCAGCTATGGCACTTATAGAACAATTTAGTTTGCCTAAAGGTGCAAAACAAGTAACTGTTCCTAAAGTCGGACAGATGGAAATGTCAGACTTAGTAGATGGTGTTGACATCATTGATGATGAAGATATCAAAATGACAACTGTAGATTTAACTTCTAGCGAGGTTGGTTCTAAAGTTATTCTTACTGATAAACTTCTTCGTCAAATGGCTGACAATGTATTTGCTATGATTGGGCGACAGATGGGTGACGCAATGGCTAGAAAGAAAGATACTGATGTTCTAGCTCTTTATACAAACTTAAATGGTGGTACTAAACTAGGTGCTGCTACTAAGTTTATGAAAGCTACAAACGTACAAGCATGTATATCTTTTGCAAAAGCAAACAAGTTTGGTAGCCAACTGTACATACTTCATCATCCAAATGCAGTAGCATATCTTTCTAAAGAAGCAGCTACTGTAGCTTCTACTGCATCTGCCTCAATACCTGATGGGTTTACAGCAGATTTACTTTCAAACTTCTTTAGTGGTCTACGACCATTTAATGGTGTTCCAATCTTTGAAGATGGTAATATTGTTGAAGATTCTTCTGGAGATGGTATTGGAGTAATAGCAGATAAAGGTGCAATGGCTGTACTTAACTCTGTAGAAACTAGAACAGAACGACAAAGAGATGCTTCCCTTAGAGCTACAGAAGTAATCATGACTTCCGATTACGGAGTCTTTGAACTTGATGATAGTAAAGGGGCTGGTATTACATTTGACGTAGCAGACTTAGCAACAAATAACTAGGAGTGAGTTATGGTAGAAATGACTAAACGGAATCAGCAAAAACAAGAATTAATTTCTTCAGGATTTTCAGCACAATATGTTGATGAATGGCCTCCTAAAACTAGGTTATATAGGCATAAGCCTTCTTATAATTCAGCTGGTGAAATTACTGATGAGATAGGTACTTCTATGGGTAATGTACCCGGTAGTCCTGATTATGTTTTAGCTAAGAGGAAGATTGGTTTATTTCCATGGCCACCTAGTAATGAGTGCGAATGTCGTTGGTGCACAGAACGTGCGAGTGAAGAGTTATCGTCTGATACTTGTAGTCAATGTGACTTTCAAGCTAAGGGGGAAACTCCACAGGCGATAGCTTCTTCATTACGTATGCATATGCAACATAGACACAAAGAAGAATAAAAATATTTAGAGTAACTGTACCGATACTCCGAGGTTACTTTAAATATATATATATATATCGGAGTATCGCAGGACATAGAGCCTGTTAGTATAAACCTTAAGGAGGTTTAATATGGCATTTCCAGTAGCCGTACAAGGCAGTCCCGGAATGGATAAAGCGTCTACTTCTGGTAAGAAGCACAGACTTGGGACTAAAATGGAGTTTCCAGATGGTAGAGTTTTCTACTATGGTAAAGCAGGTGAAGCAGTCACAGCAGGTAAAGTTGCTATGATGAAAACACCTAACGCTGACCACATTAAAGACTTGGCTGTAGCTGCTGCAGCTGCTGTTGGAGCAACACAGATTACTGTAACCAATGGTGGATCAACAGCTGTTACAGGTTCAGGTAAATTCACAGGTGATTTTGCAACAGATGGTGACCTAGTAGATGGTTATGTATTTGTTAATGATGCTGCAGGTGAAGGACAAGTATGGCAGATAAGAGATCACTCTACTGCTGCTACAGGTGCAACTATTACTATAGATTTCCATGATAGCGATTCTGTAAGAACAGCTCTTACTACTTCTTCTGAGGTTGGTATTGCTGTAAGTCCTTACAGTTCAGTTGAAGTATGGGATGTAAATGATATTGACGGAATAGTAGTAGGTGTTCCAACTTGTGACCAGACATCTGGTTACTATGGTTGGTATCAAGTTAAAGGGCCTGCTGCTGTACTTACTAACGGAACAGTAGTATTAGGTAAGAATGTTATGACTGGTTCTACTACAGATGGTACAGTAGATGTTATGGCTGACGACTCTAGTGCTGAGTTCTTGATTGGTGGAGTTATGCACGTAGGTGCTACTACTGAATATTCATTAGTAGATTTAAACATACGAAGCTAACCGAATGACAGAGTTATGGACTCCTCAAGGTTCTCAGTTAACCAACACGTCTGTTGGAGGATTTAATAAAGTAACTGGAGAGTCCATAACTTTATATACATTTAGTTTTAGTGATCCAGAATCAGGACAATCTACTACAGCTATAGTGCCAGCTGATCCAAGTATGTCTACTGCACATATAGAAGACATGGCAGCTCAAGCATTAGAACAATGGTTAGAAGATGTTCGGTTTAAATCTAGAGGTAAAATACCTACAGATGAAGAACGTAAAGATATTGGAAAACAAATAAATGAATTTAAGAAATACGCTGCAAAGCGTAGAGAAAGTACAAATAACAAAGTATATTATTCTGGAGTAAGTTTTGACAAGTGAAAATATAACACCAAATCTTGATGATATGTTATCAGTATTTAGTAATAATCCTAATGCTGCACAACAATTACATATTGTTACATTAGAAAGATTATTAAAAGAACAACAGGAACAAAACGCAGAGCTACAAGCAAAGTGTGATTCTTGTAAAAGTGAGAAGAAATCTAAAACATAACAAGGAGTGAGCCTTGGTTATACAAAAAAGAACTAGAAAACAAATAAGAGAATCTATTGGATATAACCTAGGAGCTATTAAAGTTGGCACAGCTTATGATGCAGGTTCAACTACTACCCTTATAGATGCCATTGGATTTGAAGGTGGTGACGATAACTATAATGGTAAGTATGCAGTTGTAGCAGATGTTACTGATAGTAACAATACAGAAACTAGACGTATAAGCGACTATACAGAGTCAGCTTATAGAGCAACTTTATATCCTGCTTTATCATTTTCTACTGCAGCTGGTGATACATACGAAATATGGGACAGAAATTATCATCCTGATACTATTAATGAGTTTATTAACCAAGCAATCCTTGATGTTACAGGACAAGTATACGATCCATTAGAAAGTTTGAGTATACACTCAAACGGATATAACTCACGATTTGATTTACCTAGTAATTTTTCTATGGTAAATAAAATACAGATTAGAGATCAGGTGCAACAGAAAAGTATTCATCCTTGTGACGCTGCATTTGATGAAACTATAGACTCTGATATTACTGTAGCTACAGATTCTAAAGATAGGAAACAAGGCAATGCTAATAAATTTACTATTGCTGCAGGAGCTAGTGCTGGTGACATAGCAACTGATTCTATTACTAGTTTAGATATTAGTAGATATGATTACCTAGAGTGTTGGGTTAAGAGTACTGTTGCCACTTCTGCTGGTAACCTGAAAATATTACTTGATGATACAGCCTCCTGTGCGTCTCCAATAGAGACGTTATCTATCCCTGCCCTATCAGCAGACACATGGACTTATGTACGTATCTCTCTGTCTAGCCCAGAGCTTGATACAGCAATTATATCTGTAGGGTTAGAGTATGATGCAGATATAGGAGCTTGTGTTGTATGGCTTGATGATATTAAAGCAGTAGCTAATGATACTATTACTTGGAAAAATGTTCCAAATAATTTGTGGAGAATAGATAAAGCAGCACAAGATATAGTATTTACTACTGATGGTGTAGATTTTATAGGCTACAACTTATTAAAGATTACAGGTGGAGATAAACCTGCTTTATTAACTAGCGATACTGCAACGTGTGAAATAGATGATGGATATGTTATTAATAAAGCTACGTCTTTAGCATTATCATCTAACTCTGGTAGCCCAGCTACTGACCCGGATGCTAACAGACAACAAGCTGCATTTTATTATGGTATGTCTGAACAGAATAAACGTGCTTTCCCAATGTTAACTAATGTAAGGACTGCATCTTAATGGCTACTAAAGTAATAGAAGAAAATGAAGTAGTTATTAATGGGGTTTATTACCCTACTACTAGACCTATACAAGCTGTATTAGCATCACTATATCCTCCTAAAGTTACTATTGGAGATACAACTAGAGACTCACAAACAAGAGCATCTGTTATATCTTGGGCTGATTGGAGAGGTGGATTAGGTACAGAACGTATGGAAGGTAGTGTAGATGTAGACAAAGCATGGTGGTCTACAGCACAGCTTAGATACAAACGACATTTAGTTTTACCTGAATTAACTACAGCTACTGCTGCAGTATCTAGTTATAGTGGTTCTGCATCTTCTGCACAGTTAGGAGAATATAGTAACGAAGTATATGTTGCTATGAATGAAACAGTATTTAAATATTCTAGTGCTGCTGATAGCTGGGGTTCTGCATTAAGAACTTTAGCAACTGATTGTACAGATATTTTAACTATTAGATTGTCAGATGTAACTTATATTATATTTGCATATACATCTGGATTTGATTATTACAATGGTAGTTCATGGGCAACTAATACTAAAGATGTTAAGTATCTAGCATGGTGGAATGATAAGTTATGGGGTATAGATAATACAGGACAGCTTTGGTATGCAGCTACTCCTAATGCTACACCTACAGATGATGCACAGTTACCTTTACCTGATGGATATGTAACAGATTTATTTATAGCTAGAGATGCAGGTGGTAATTTAATTTTATATGCTGCAACTAAAGTAGGTTTATTTGCACATGATGCTACTAATGCTAGATGGATAGAAACAGAAGTAGCATTTCCTTTTCATGAGTTTAATGGTTCAGGAACTAAAAGATGGAGAGACTCAGTATACATACCATCTGGTCAAGGTATATATAAATATATTAATGGTAGTAATAATGCTGTTATAACTACAGTTGGCCCTGATAAAGATGATGGATTACCTTCTGATGAAAGAGGAACTATTAAAAAGTTAGATGCATCTCATAATGAATTGTTTGCTATGGTAGATTCGGCAGCAACTAATGAGTCTGGTATATCTAATACAACTACAATGCCCGGTTATCAATGGAGCTCAACTGTACATGGGCATGGTTCTCCTGTTATTGAAGCATCTAGTGGACTAAGTGCTATATATGGATGGAATGAAGTAGGCTGGCAAACTAAATGGAAAGCTACAGAGAATGGACAGGGAGTATTAGATACCTTAGTTAGTAATGCTCATGATGAATATAGATTGTGGTGGGTATTTAATAACAGAATTTATTTTATTAAGTTAAGTGCAGATATTATTAACCCATCTCAAGTAGCAAACTTTGAGTATGGTGAAACAGCAACACATGAAACCCCTTGGTTTGATGCAGGACAAGTAGAAGTAGATAAGTTAGCATTAACTCTTAAAATAGAAGCATCTGGATTATCTTCAGGTTCTACTGCAACTGACCACGAGTTAATAGATTTGTCTTATGCAATTGATTATTCAACTAGCTATACATCATTAGGTCGTGTTGATTCTACCACTGTAGGTGCAGCACAAGGAATTAAAACATATTACTTTGGAGATAGTGCTTCTGTTTTAAATGGAGTTTCTTTTAGATCAATTAAATTTAAAATGGATTTAGCACGTACAGCAGGTATAGCTAATAAATTAAAGACTCCTGATTTAATATCTACTACGTTTGCGTTTCGTAAAAAGTTAGATGTTAAATGGGGACATACTGTTACTGTAGATTTTTCTAAAGATTATAAAGGTAATACCCCAATGCAGTTACGGGCTAATCTAGTAACAGCTATAGAAACTCAACAACTAATTGACTTTACATTTAGAGATGATAGTGGTGGTACACGTAATTACTATGTAGATATAGCATCTGCATCTGGTTTGGAATATACAGGATATGATGAGAGAGGGCAGTCACAAGTACTGTTAGTAGAGCCATGACAACTCAAACTATTCCTGAAATGCCAGCAACTTGGGAAGGGTCTTACCCTGAATGGGTTACTTATATTACATTAATTAATTTAGGAAAAATAGTTGACGAAGATTTTACTTATCAATCACCATTGATGGGTGGTAGGTTAGATAAAGGTGGGAGTGTTATAGACTTTATGTTTAAAAATCCTCCAGACCTAGCTATTAATGTACAAGGTAACTATTATCACTATGGTATGGGAGTAGAAACAAAGACTAGAGATATACTTGCTAGAGTACAATTAGCATCATTGGGTATAATACTAATATTTATAGATGAAGATATGTTAGAAGAAAATGCAACATACTATATACAAGAAGCACTAAGATACCGAGATCATTCTAGATTAGGGAGTAGAGGATTATAATGGCTATTAACCTTGCAGGATTTTTATATTCAGATAATGGTACAGCAGTACAAAGTGCTGATGTTACGTTAGTAGATAGTGGTGGTAGTAGTGAAGCAACTACTACGACTAATAGCTCTGGCTATTGGTCATTTGCTGAAGCTGATGAAGACATATACGATATCCAAATTACTTCTGGTTCTCAAGTCAGACGTATCAAAGGATTAGACAAGATTAGTATTTCAGAAATAGATGTACGTAATGGTGCAGCTGCAACTACTGGAGCATTTACATTTACTAATACAACTAATGCTGTAGCTAACAGAGTAGGTACATTTAGAAATTTAAATTCTACTAGAGCTGATGGAGATGAAATATATATATCTTTTAATTTGCAAAATGATGCAGGAGAAGATACAGAATTTGCTCGTATAACAGCAGAAGCAGTTGATGTATCTAATGGTGCAGAAGATGGCCAATTAAGATTTGGTGTTGCTAAAACTGATGGCACTATAACTGATGTATTTACTATTAATTCAACTACAGGTGGTGTTACAGATATGACAATGGATGTATCAGGAGATATAAATCTTGATGCAGATGGCGGAGATGTATTCTTTAAAGATGGTGGTACTACCTTTGGATCAGCTACTAACAATAGTGGTAACTTAATAATTAAATCAGGTACTACAACAGCATTAACATTTTCTGGTGCTGATGTATCTGTTGCAGGTGATCTTACTATTAGTGGAGATGACTTGAAGATGGCTACTAATACAGATACTTATATATTAGTAGCAGATGGTACGAGTTATAATCCTGTAGCTATATCAGGAGATGTAACAATAGCAAATAATGGAGCTGTTACTATAGCTAATACTGCTGTAGAAACAGCAATGATAGCAGCAGATGCAATTACAGCTGCCAAAATAGCTGATGATGCTATTGATAGTGAACACTATACTGACGGCTCTATCGACAATGCTCATATCGCAGATGATGCGATAGATAGCGAACACTATGCAGCAGGGTCTATTGATACAGCACACATAGCAGACAACCAAGTTACTCTTGCTAAGATAGCAGATGTTGCTAGAGGAAGTATTGTTTATGGAAACTCTAGTGCTGCTACTGCAGAATTAACAAAAGGATCAGCTAATACTGTATTAAAATCTGATGGAACAGATATATCTTGGGGATCAATTACTGTATTAGGTACTATAGCAACTGGTGTATGGCAAGGTACTGCTATAGCAGATGCTTATGTTGCAGATGCTATAACTATCTCAGGTGGTACGATTGATAACTCAGTCATTGGTGGAACTACAGCTGCAGCAATATCAGCTACAACTATAAGTGCTAGTGATAATATTACTATAGCTGATGGTAAAGGTCTTGTAATAGACAGCACTCCAGCTGATGATGCATATACTGGAATTTATGGAGTTTATGCTAACGCAACTGGTTCTACTATTACAGCAGGTCAGGTTGTATATATGACAGGAACAGCCAATCAAGTTGCTCCTGCTAGAGCAAATGCTGCAGGTACTATGCCTGCTGTAGCTATCGCTATTGCTGACGTTGCTAATGGTGCATCAGGTAATTTTTTAAAGTATGGATATGCACATGACGCTTCTGCTTTTGTTTCATTAACTATAGGTGGATTAGTTTATGTTAGTGATACTGCTGCAGGAGCTTTAGATGCTACTGCTCCTGCTGATGACGGGGAGTTTGTACAAGTTCTTGGGCTTGGAATGCATGGAGATAAAATGTTTTTTAATCCTCAATTAACAATGGTAGAGATAGCGTAATGGCTGATATTGAAACAATAATAGGCGTTGATGACGCTGACATTGAGAAATTTATGGGGGTAAGTAGAGCCGATATTGAAAAAGTAATAGGCGTGGATATGCCTAGTCTTGTAAATGCGTGGCAAGGTGACCGAGGAGTACTTGGTGGTGGCTATGACGGAAGTAGCTATGTCAACGTAATGGACTATGTGTCTATTGCAAGTCTCGGCAACGCACAAGACTTTGGTGATCTTAGTAACGGAATGTGGTATTGTCGTGCAGAATCAAGTGGTACAGGTGGTCGTATTGTTTTTTATGGAGGCCATGATGGCAGTAGTGATATAGCTCAGATAGATTACATTACTACTGCTAGTACTGGAAACGCTCAAGATTTTGGAGACACTCATGCAACAGGGTCTGCTCATGGAGCAAGTTCAAATGGTACTAGAGGAGTGTTTTCTAATGGGGTTGGTGGAAGAAATGGTGGTGACAGTACAGCATATGGATATATAACTTTTGCATCAACTGGCAATGCTTCTTCTGGCGGTAACCTACATGCAGGGTCTAACTTAGGTGGTTGTGGGAATAGTTCACGAGGGTTATTTGCCGGTGGTGCAAATAGTGGTGGTCTTGTAAATACAATAGAGTATTTCAACATAACATCAACTGATGACGGCACAGATTTTGGTGACCTTACAAGTATAAGGGACGCCTTTGACATAGCTACAAATGGAACTAAAGCTGTAGTTGTTGGTGGACAAAATGCTTCAGCTACATTAGATACTATGGACAACATGACAATAGCATCAGCAGGGGATGCTACTGATGGGGGTGACCTCAGTTCGATTCGGAACAGAACCTCTACAGTAGACAATAACTCAAGCTCTGTGTTCTGGGGAACTACATCCAGCCATGCAACTGGACAGCTAGATACTCTTAACATAGCCAATAACGCCACAGCAGACTCATCTTATGACAGAGAGGCAGCAGCAGGTGGAGGAGCAGCATCGGGGTCATGAATGCATTAGCTAAAATAGAACAAAGTTTATTAGGAATGTCGAAGTATTTCTCAACTATGACTCCTGCAAAGATTTCCAAGATTTTTGGGGAGAAGATGATTCCAGTTGAACGTGCAAACAAAACACTTGGCAGACGTAACACTCAACACACAAACCAATTAATGACACTTACTATGTTGACTATGAGTCCTTACCGACAGATGCGTCAATGTCTTTCGCAAATAGAAAAGAAAAGGTTGGCTATTGAGGATGCGTATTTTAAAAATGCTAAGACAGAAATACGTATTAAAGAATGGCTTGCTCAAGATACAGAGATGAGTCGTATTCGCATACAAGAAGCAAAATATCAACAAGAGCGTGGAGCTATGTATATTGAAGGAGCAATCAAAGAAATTGCTACGTTTCAAGATGCAATGGAAGAGATACGCATATCTAATGGAATACCTGAGGATTGGACTGAAAGAGATGCAGAGGAAGATGAGGTTAAGCACCATATTATGCAAGCATTTCGTCAGTCACACAGAGATATGTTATTAACAGGACATATCACACAAGGAAATGCTGAGTACCTTGAACAGTACGGCATCCATCTTCAGACTGCTGAAAGAATTGTTGGAGATTATATTCAACAGGTTAATGAAATGATGGATAATAAAAAGATGCCATCAGTTGAACACCTCTATGAATTTCTAGACCAGATGGCAAAAGAATTTTATTTAGCTCATAAATTAGTTATGAATCGAATTGGATTAAAGACAATTATTAGAGATGATTATTTATATGTACCTCAGTTAGAGGAGTCACGAAATGGCAATCATTAAGTATACGTTAGATAACAAAGCAATCCCTAGTTATATATCTGATGGTGGATATTGGGGGGATGTTGATGACTCAACTCTAATTGGTGTTGGCTCAGGTGGTGGAGAAACTATATCGCAGTCAGATTTGATAACAAGAGTTTTAGATATTCACACTAGATATCCATTCGTAACATCTGTTAGCAACATTGCTGATGAAACTGAACTATCTAATTCTGAAGTAACTGAATTAGTTAATAACTGGTGTACGACAAAAGGTGTAAGTTAAAATATGAACTCAAATCAAATACTACAAATAGTTATCGGCTTTGTTCTTACTATCGCAGTTAGTGGACTAGGTTTTATCTGGGGTGAGATAGCAGCCGTAAAGCAAGAGGTACAGGTACAAAGAGTACAGCTTGCACAGTTGATAACTCCTGATGGGGTTGTTATTTCTTCTCCTGAAAATGCAGAAGCTAGACAACAAGTTGCAGACCGATTAAACGAATTGGAACTAGAGGTTAAACTGGCAGGGCAAGAGGAAAGAGGGCTTCTCCAGAACGAGAATACTGCCCTTACACAAAGAATTTTCGCCCTAGAAGAATTTAGAAATGCTCCGAGTAGGTCTGCTGCAGAAGTTGAGAAACTACAAATGCAAATAGATTATATGTACCGAGAAATCATGGACAAGATTGCTCATATTGAGAACATGGAATAATATATAATGTTATTATAGGTGAATAATTTGAGTACACACTCAAATAAAGAAATAGAATTAGAAGAACAGCTTCTTAAAGCTAAAGAAGAAATAGTAGAGCTTCGTGCTTCTACTAAAACTACTTTAACTGGCTCACAATTTCTAACTATAGTATTAGTTGGGCCGTTGTTTCTGGCATTTGTAACGCTTGGAGTACTAATAGTATGGAAGACTACTAGTAAACCAGCAGAGATAGCACCTCACTTAGATATTATTCTAGTGGCCTTCGCTATCTTCGCTAATCCAGTTACGGCTGCAGCAGGTGTTATAGTAGGGTTAATGGGTGACGAATTAAAAAAGAAAAATAAGGAGGAATAGTATGAAGGATAGAAAATTCAATACTCCAAATTTAAAGATGAGTCTTCCTAAGTTTTGGAACTTTAAAGTACCTTTACCCGGAGGGGTACATCTTGGTGGAGGTAAATTAATACTTGGCTCAATGTCTGTTGTTGCTCTAGGATTTATTGCCTCAATGTTTTTACTTATTAATACAGGAGAACAACAAATTACTTTTCCTCAGACAGGAGCTGCGTATGACGCACCTAACCAAGTAGGTATGAGGATAGTTGACCCGGAGTTCCCGGCTGAACAAAGCCAAACGCTTCGGTTAAACTTACCTGCTAATACTCGTATCCAAGAAATAACTTTTGAAAATATTAGCTTAGGTAAATTTGGATTAGTAGATTCATTTCAAATATCAGGCAGCAGTACTACTGATCGTATAACTATAGGTACTGTAATTATAGAAGACTCTGAGTTCCCTACAATGGATTGGGCTAACGGAGACATCTATAGCATTGTAGCAACGACAAGTGTCGAAGCTGCTGGACATACCTTTAGCCCTACCATGGCTAGTTCTACTAATGATGTTGTTATTGGAAGTAGTAGAGGATCAACTTCCTACATAGCTGAGAACATGATTGTTGACCGAATCTTAATACTACAATCTACTACAGGTGGAGATGTAATAATAGAAACATTAACACTAAGGAATGTAGATGCATTTGCCGGTGCGTTTAATGCTGACTACTTTGAGATAGGAACTCTTATATTGAGAAATTTGAAAGTAGGAGATGATGGGGACATTGATAGTGCAGACTTTATAATTAATCAAAGTACTAATATAAACAACATAACTGATGGAGTACAGGACAAACCTATCTTCATACGTTAGACAAGTATAATCTGGAGTGTAATATGTTTAAAGCTATAAAATTTGCTAGAACTTATGGGCATCTATTGCCTATTTTAATAGACTTTATAGATACTGTATTAAGCAGTACTGAAGATAAACAACTGACAAAAAAAGAAAGAAGTCAGTTAATGAAACAGTACTGGTCTTTAGTACGAGCTATTCGTGAAACTAAATATACTTAATAAAGTACACACTTAAATTAATTACCATTTAGTATTGTTTGTGCCTAGCTCATTTGAGTACACACTCAAATTTATGAATCCCTAGTCACGAAATCAACACATCCTTGACATGTCGATTCGATCTGTGATAGTCTTGGTGTCCACCGATTTGAGACAAGGAGAAAATTCATGCACTCTAAAATATCTATATCTACACCTGTAGAAAGAGCTAAGACATCAATGAATGTAATGTTATGGCTACAAGATAATGAGAGAAGTCAGGCTTGGTTAGCTAGACAAATAGGTATATCCCCAGAACATTTAAATCGTATTATAAAAGGACACGTACCTCTACATGAGGATATAGAAAATAAACTAATGGAAATTATAGGAAAATAAAATAGGGATTGAGTGAATCGAGAACTCAATCCCTATTAGGGAACCCACCATAGGAGACAACTATGAAAGGAGATGCTTATATATTAAAACTACTAAATCTAGATGTCAACTATATATATAAATACTATATATAGTATATATATATTTAGAGTATATCGTGGATGGTAAGTACATTAAAGTACTTACCATCCATATCTAAAGGAGACAAATGAAGAAGAACATACCATGTCATAAGAAAAAAAATCCACAAGCACACAGATGGAAACTATCTGACCACAAGTCTAGAACTAGTAAAGGTGTATGCAGTAAGTGTGGATATACTGGAGATGAATTAGGTAGAGAGTTTATTAATGTTGATGACTTTTCAAAACCTAGAATTATAAACGGAGCAAGTCGGTTTATACCCATAACTAATAAATTTAAAAAAATAGCACATGATTACATGAAAGGAATAATTAATGACTGAATTACAAACAATAACAAATGACAATATGCAACTCTTACTTAAGAGAAATCCTAATGAAGAGACTAATGAAGCATCAGCATGGTCACAACAGTTAATGAATATTATAAACACTACACTTGGGCCTAATGGTAAGCCTACTATGGCTGATACAATACAGGGCAACCAGTATATAAATGTAGAAGGCTGGCAAATGATTGCTAAGTATGCAGGTTTATATGTTGAGACAGTAGATGTAACACCAGAGTATGAGAAGGAAGAACTCATAGGTTATAAGGCAACAGTAATATTGGTAAACAAAGATACTGGTATCAAAGCAGGTGGGGCTACATCATTATGTGGAATGACTGAGAATACTGTTATAGGACAAAAGAATGATGGTAGTAAACGTAATGCTTGTATGTCTATGGCCCAGACTAGAGCAACTAGTAGGGCAATACGATCTAACTTTGGATTCGTTGCAAAGATGGCAGGATATCAGGCTACACCTGCTGAAGAAATGGTTAACTTAGAAACAAATCCTGTACAAACTATTACTACTAAACCTAAGCCACAACCTATACCACAGCCTACGCCACCACCCCAACCACAGTATCAAGGTGCAACAACTATAGAACATAAAGGTATGTCAGCTGATATACCTATACAGATAGATGATAGTGCTATTGATTGTCCTTTACATGAGGGAGAAGTATCAACAAAGAAAACAAATAAGTCTAGTGGAGATGCGTTCTGGTCACATAGCAATGGTAATGGATGGTGTTCTATTAATAATTTCAATGCATTAACTGTAAGAGATGATGTCCTACAGGCATGGCAACAACAGTTATTAAATACAACAGGCACAGACCACAACATATTAATTGAGTGTTCAAACAAAACTATACAGGAAGTACTGGTATTTTTAGAACATGCTAGAAATACAGAATCAGAATTGTGCATAGTATGTGGCAATAATGCTTCTGTATTACTTAATGATGACTGGTTGTGTGTACCACATGCTGAAAATGTAGGGGGATAAGATGACTATTAAATCTAGGAATGCTAACAACAGACGTAGAGGTAAAGAATACGAAAGACGTATAGCTAGAGTTGTTGGTGGTGTACGAAACTTA